TAAGAGCTTGAATCGGCTGCGTGGAAGAAAAGACACCTAAGTGTTACACCCCACTCTAGGTCTGAGCCTGTCTGCGAGGGACTCAGGTAGTCAAAGAGGCATGCGGTGGAGACAAACTCTTTGATGAATGAATCGCAGCCTTATGGGTTATCTAGGTCTAGGTCTGATAGGTCTGCTTGTGTTGATGACTGGGATTGGTGGGCTATCCACCCTTGGGGAAGCTATGTCTAAAAATAGGAGAGAAGATGATTTACACATACATTGCAGCACTCGTAGTAGCTAATCTTTTAGTGAGTTGGCTCGGGCCTTGGTTCTCACCAATAAATGCGTTCTTCCTGATTGCCCTTGATTTAGTCCTGAGAGACAAACTTCACGAACGCTGGTCTGGGGATAAGTTGTGGATAAGAATGGGGGGCATCATTGTGGCAGCAGGTGTGATCTCATATCTACTCAACCCATCCAGTCAGAACATCGCCATAGCCTCTGTGGTAGCTTTCTGTGGTGCAGCCCTAGTGGACACCTTCATCTATCAGAAGCTCATCAAGCACCCGTGGTTCGTGAAGGTCAACGGGTCTAATGCAGGCTCTTCCCTCACTGACTCAATCCTATTCCCGACTATTGCTTTCGGGTCATTCTTGCCTCACATCGTCCTTCTTCAATTCGCAAGCAAGGTCATTGGAGGCGCAATCTGGTCATGGGTGCTACGCAAATGAACATCTACGAAATTTCCTTTGGGGTTAAATGCCCGAACAACGATGTCATTGTGGAATACGATCTCACCATAGAGTCAACCAAAATGATTATGGTTGAAGACATACTTGAGTTGGTTCAGTCATTTCAGGTTGGCTACCACGAGAACATGGCAGACAAGCTCAAAGAGTTAGGCGGGAAGCAAACCCTTGTGGCTTACCACCACGGGGTCAAGATCACCACCATCAGATGATTAAGTACCACGGCACACCGATCACTCCTAGGCACAAGCTGCTTGGGATGCGTGGTCGGCATTTCTGTGTCTCTTACGCTCACCCCCATGACCTTGAGGTAGTCCTCGACACAGGCCAGTCTGTAATGTTAGACAACGGAGCCTTTACTGCCTTCACCAAGGGCAGGGAACTCGATTACACGGGCTACGAGGCATGGGTTGAGGCCAACCTACAACACCCTCACTGGGCAGTCATACCGGATGTTATAGGCGGCTCCGTGGAGGAGCAGAGGCAGCACTTGAGTCGCTGGAGCCTTCCACTTGAGATGTCGGCTGCGGTATTCCACCTAAACCTTCCGATTGACTGGCTCAAAGAACTTGTTGACACCTACCCTCGTATATGTCTAGGATCATCTGCGGAGTATTGGCAGGTTGGTTCGGCAAGTTGGGAAAGGAGGATGGACGAGATATTTAATGAGCTATGCAAGCGAAGATTCTTGCCTTGGGTGCATGGACTGAGAATGTTGAGCGTTGCTGATGGTAGGTGGCCTATGGCCTCGGCAGACTCATCAAACATTGCCAGGAATCACAACAGAGGTGAGGAACCAGAGGATATGGCAGACCGAATTGACTGCCTGAACCCACAAAGAAAATTCAAACCAGACCCACAAATGGACTTGTTAGGAGAAGAAGATGTTCGACGAATGGTATAAAAACTACCCTCGCAAAGTAGCGAAGGGAGATGCAAGAAAAGCCTGGACTCAGATGGAAAAGGTGATGCCTCCACTAGAGCAGATGCTCAAGGTCTTGGAGGCACAGAAGAAGCAAGAAGATTGGCGTAAGGATGGGGGCAAGTTCATACCCTACCCAGCTACATACCTAAGACAAGAACGCTGGGACGATGAACTCACCATAGACCTTGGTGATGTCGTAGAGGTAGGAGGCCAGATAGTCAACTGGTGGGAGTCAGCAACAGGTATTGAGAAAAAGGGTGCTGAGTTGGGACTCAAGCCTGAACAGTTCGCAAGTTTCCCTGACTTCAAAGCAGCAGTGATGCGGCAATCTATGAGGGCGGCATGAGATACCTATCCGTATGCTCTGGCATTGAAGCGGCAACAGTAGCGTGGCATCACATGGGCTGGAAACCATTTGGATTCTCAGAGATTGAGAAGTTTCCTAGTCAAGTGCTTGACCATCACTACCCAGAAGTCCCCAAACTCGGGGACATGACCAAATATAAGGAGTGGAACATTGAACACCCAGACCTGCTTGTGGGAGGAACACCCTGCCAGTCTTTCTCAGTCGCTGGACTCAGAAAAGGCATGGACGACCCTCGTGGAAACTTGGCACTCGTCTATCTTGGAATTGCTGACCACTTTCGACCGAGATGGATCGTCTGGGAAAATGTCCCCGGTGTCTTGTCATCGAACGGAGGACGGGATTTTGGCTCCTTCCTCGGGGCGTTGGCTCAACTCGGGTATGGGTTCGCCTACAGAGTGTTGGACGCTCAATGGTTCGGAGTCCCCCAGCGTCGTCGAAGAGTCTTTGTTGTCGGATATCTTGGAGACTGGCGACCTGCCGCAGCGGTTTTATTTGAGCGCCAAAGCCTGTGCCGGAATTCTGCGCCGAGCAGAGAAAAGGGGGAAGACACTTCCCTTTGCCTTACAACAGTCTCTTCTCAGCGTTACGACGCAGAATCAGAAACCATGATTCCGATTGCATTTCATGCCACACAAGACCCTATAAGCGGGTCTGTAAGCCCTGCGCTTGGGTCGAATATGTATGCAGGTGTCCACACACAAATGGCCGTGCGTCGACTGACACCTGTTGAGTGTGAGCGTCTACAAGGATTCCCTGACAACTACACTAACATCCGTGAGAACTGTCCTGACGGGCCACGCTATAAGGCTCTAGGCAATAGCATGGCAGTGCCAGTCATGAGATGGATTGGAGAGAGAATTGAAGCACATCCTCACACATGACCGCACAAGGGTCATACAGGCCATCTCAGAGGCTCCTGATGGGCATACAGTAGAAATCAAAGCACCCAGCAGGTCAGACGAGCAGAACCGTCTTTATTGGGCGGAATTGGGTAAGTTATCGGATAAGCACGGACACACACCTAGCCTCTGGCATGAATACTTCAAGAAGCAGTTCTTGGGTGAACATACAGTTCAGATTCACGACGAGGTGATCTGGGTGTCCGCTTCCACCACTAAGTTGACCAAGGCTGAGTTCGCTGAGTATGTCGAGAGGGTCTTTCACTGGATAGCCGAGAATGTACCGGAATAAGTACCTTTTGGAAGTCGTCAGGGATGCGCCTTGCATGGCCTGTGGAGCGCAAGACGGCACTGTTGTAGCTGCCCACAGTAATCAGTTGAGGGACGGCAAGGGAAGGTCTCTGAAGGCCCATGACTACCGCATAGCGGCCCTCTGTCACGCTTGTCATATGGAGCTAGACCAAGGCAAGAAGATGGGCAAGGCAGAGCGTATGGAGTTCTGGGAGGAAGCGCACAGAGCGACTATAGGCTGGCTCTTTGAGAATGGGAGGCTGCTTGTCAAATAAGCCATTCGACCCCCAGCTTCACGCTGAGAACGACGGGCCTGCCAAAGACGCAGTGATGGCCTTCATCAAACGAGCCTGGAAGCTAGAACCCAGAGAGGCAGGGAAGTATGACTGTGATCTCGATGTCTACGAACGAGGTGCGCTCATAGCCCATGTCGAGGTGGAGAAGCGCAGTCACTGGACGGGAGACTTTCCTTTCTCAACTGTCAATGTGCCGGCTCGAAAGAGGAAGTTCTTCCTCCTCGACCTGCCCACCCTGCTCTTTTCTGTGAAGGCAGACTTGACACAAGCCTTGTATACCCGTGGTGATATAATTCTTGATAGCCCTATTGTAGATAACCCGAATCGGTATCTGAAGGAAGAAAAGTTCTACTCAGTACCGATCCGTTACTGGAAGCTCGTCACCCTATGACCGCCATCGTTATCTGTACACAAAACGCTAAGTGCCTGCCTGTGCTGGCTGCATCTCTGACCTTCTATGTGCCTCTTGAGATCGAGGTTTATCTGTCAGGCTCTGGCATGATCCTTCCAAGGCATAGAACGATTAACTCCGAGAACACCGCTACCAACTTCGGTGATGCGTATAACGCTACAGTTAACGAAGCCTTCAAACGCCACTCAGATGTCATCCTCTGTAACGATGATGTGGTGCTAACACCCTACACCTTCGAGACGCTTATGGCAGATGTATCGGCCTTCCACGAGGGTCTCGGGTACATGGCTTGTCGCAGTGACTACGCTAGGGGTATGCAGAATGTCCGGTATCGGCATGACGGAGATCGCTTCGCAATGAAGCACGCTAGCGAAGAATGTGTGGTGCGGGTTCCGGTGATCGCTCCCATATTTGCGTATATACAAAAACAGGCTTGGGTAGACTTCCCGCCTATCAACTGGTACTCAGACGACATCCAGTGCCATGACATTAACCAAAAAGGTTATCAAAACTACATCAGCAGGTCATATGTCCACCATGTCGGCAGCCAGACCTGCGGCATGGATTACGAGAAGTGCATTGAAGATGCAAAGCCTTGGATTCTTGAGAACAGACCGGAGTTTGCGAAATGGTTCAAGACCGACTGTTGAACTGGGCGAGATGGTGTAACGGATGGGTTGGGCCTGCAAGACAGACCAGAGCCGCCTCCGCTGAAGGTAACTACATTCCCGAGTTGGGAGAGGTCTGGGAGCCAGATGAGATTGAGATTGAGATTGACGAGTTGGACGCAGAGAAGGTAGAGAAGGCCATAACAG